GCACCACATCAAAATCAAATTCGCCGACAATATCTTCTTTCGTGAAAGTAAAACCTTCGTCAGTCGTAAGAGTGCCCTTAACTTGGCTTTGGGCCGAGGGGCGATTCCCGAGTTCTTTCGCAATCTCCTGAGCATCCTCACCCGTTACCGCCACGTAGTACGGAACGTCCGCGAATTGCTGCAGAAGGGCAACAAAGTTCGCGGCGATGTCTTCGACAAAATCTTCGATCGTATCGATCTTATCTTCGCGCCGGTTTGCGGCGCCCTGGTTCATATCCGTTAATTCACCCAACGAGCGGGTTGCCGTTTTCTGAAGCGCTCCTTGCTCTGTCCCGGTCTGTCCGGAAATCCGAGCAATGTCCTGCGTGATGCGATCCTCGATAGCGTAAATATCAGTCTGTAACGTCGGATAGGGAATAGGAGCAACAATATCCCCCAACGGCCGACCATTGGTTTGCACGTCAATGACGGCACCAGTAACACCTTGCGCAAATTGATCCTTGGCGTCATCCGTCATGTGCCCGTCGGCCAAAAGCAATTGCCGGTTAAATCGTTTAATGTGGTCGAGCTCTTGGGCCCGAATCTTAATAAGCTCGAGCACTTGCGTCTCGAACATGAACGTATCCGGCAACCCATATGGGCACGACGGATCATCATTCAATCGAAGAAATGAAAACGGGAAGCCGCGCATCTCATACGGCCATTTTTTCGGTTTGCGGAGATAGTATTCGCAGCCCTCTGTAATAGTGAATATCACGCCATTACGTTTGTCCCACACTTCGTAGAGTTTCACCATCTTCGAGTTAGGACCGAAACGCTTGCGAAAATCTGAAGCATTCGTAGCCACCCCATCGGTCTGTATCGACGGTTCTAAATTATCAGTGTGCTCGAAGTCTGAATTCTTTTGAACTTCTTCTAGCGGCATCCACACTTCATGCGCAATCCATTGGCAATCGTACGGCGGATCATTAGCATCCGGATTAAAAGTGATATTCTCGTACGGAACACGATAGCCAAAGAAGTCTTCCGACTCCACGAACTCGAACTTATTGCCGTTCGCATCTTCGATCGTTCCGAACTTGCCGGTATAGCCCGTCTTGAACCAACTGTGCCCCACCAACAGAACATCTAAAACATTTTTCTTGTTCTCGCGCTTAACCTTCTTAACACGCCAAATGTAATTGAGCGCCTTCTCTAAAATCTTTGCCGAGAGGATGGACGACCCTTTCTTCGGGTTAACCTTAATTTTAGGGTCCCGCAAAGCGAGGCGCGGGATTTCAGACTTGACATAGGCGAAAATGTAATTGAGGGACGGAATGTAAATATCGGATGCATCTTGAAGCCCCGCAAAATAGCCGCGGTATTCCTCATTTAACGGAGTCCAGTGATAGCGCTCTCCGCTTTGCTTGCGGTACTTTGTGGCGTGGTCAATGTCCTGCATCCATTTCTGGACAGAACTCGGTTCTTTTCGTTCGTTGTCCGACTTCGGTTTTCCGTTATATTTTTTAGCCATAAACCTTCGCTTTTACGGACGCTTAACGTCACGAAATAATTTGCCGAGTACTGTCGGCTTGGTACGGCCTTTCTCCCGCCTCCACCATCCCATCGATCCTTCCGGATAAGATTGGTTGGATTGGGACAGATTGAATGGGCGCCAGAATTTCACTTGGTAGGCCAAGGCATCGATAATGTCGTCATGCTGCCCTCTTGGGAACTCCATCAATTGCTCTTCGAGTTGGTACATCCCTGGAGCGTGGAAGATACGCCGATTCGAGTAATGCGGTATGAGCCCGCGAATGCGGGTTGTCTTAAGTTCATTTGAATCGGGCTTCACTTCCTGAATGATGAAAAAGACTCCCCTCTTTCTCATCTCCGCCTGCAACAAATCCATGAGCATGATTTGAGACGTGACCGTTTCGATCAGCACTTTCTCGACATGCTTGTATTTTTCGACAAGCCTAAAAATCTCTTCCACCAACATCTGGGGATTCGCCTTAATCCCCTTTGCTTCTAAAATGTAAACATTGTTGTCGGATAGCGTCTTCGTCACGCAGATACCACTATCGTCGTTTGATTGCCGCATCCGGAAGGCCGGGTCCACCGAGATGAGAACCGGAGCCATTGGAAACTCGTTCGCAAGAATCGTACCGGGCTGAAGCTGGAACGGCTGGAACCAATCTCTCTTGAATTCGAGAAGAGCGTCGTCCATCGGGTCATTCAGGTATTGCCCAAAGAACTTCCCGCGGGTGGACTGTTTGAGGCGTTCAATGCTCTCGAGGGCTTTACCGGCCGCCAGAGCGTCAATGCGCTCCTGTTCGGTGAGACAGAAGGCTTCGGGAAATATCACCTTGCCGTTCTCAATGACCTTGCGGATAAGAATGTCGTATCCGGAAAGCGTATTAGTACCCTCGATTCTGAAGTTTCTTCAGGCGGCGGTAAATCCGTTTAACGGAGAAATTGGCCCCTTGCGGTTGGTTCTGCGCCAAGAGAATGGCGAGGAGTCTTAATTGCTTGGCTTTGGTTTTACGCACGTAACAAATCTCTCCAGTTCTTTCTCTGCTCTTCGTTCTCGATCGGCACCCCATTAATCGACCGGGCTTCATCCTCGATCAACTGACCGTACAAATCCCCCATCGTATAGCGGGTGCCAATGACAACAATGCGGCCGCCTGGGTTAAGCAGCGGAAGACAGTCTTTGTAGGACTCAATCACCTTCCGGACCTGTTCGGGGGTGGTGGTGTTCTCGGGCGTTACCGGGTCATCAAAGATCATGAGGGAGCAGTGGCTACCCGTCTTCCCTGAGTCAATACCGCCCGTACTGATGGAAGGGTCTTTCGTCAAGATTGAGTTCTTCTGAGCAATGTCAATGGCCTCAATCGTCCATCGCCCCTCTTGAGATTGAAAGGAACCAAATAAGTCCTTAAGTGGACTTGTAATTAAGATGTTCTTAATCTGGTGGAGCAAATCTTTACTGAGTTTCCAATTGGCACTGTACAACCCCACTGTTTCGTTAGGATTTCGTAGCAATTGCTGTATTGTCCAAACAACTGAAATTATTGTGCTCTTCTGATGTCCTCTGGGGAGCAATATGAGCTTTCTATCGCCCGGAGCATCAATGTGTCTCGCTAAGGACCCATGGAGCTCATCTGACCATCGCTTAAGCCCACAGACTTGAGTGACAAGAAACTTTAAATCGGTTCTGCAGCGCTCCCTAAGGATTTCCTGCTTGTTTGCATTCACAACGCTCTAGGCTTCGATTTGCGGCGTTTCTTAGGTTTCTGAAGCTTGGGGTCAACAAAGGCCTTTTCGTTCGCCTGGCGCGATTCTGCGGCGTTTCTGATGGCTTTTAACACCGCTTGCCTGTTGGTGTAGCCATTGGGATCGTATCTATCCATTCTGGCTCTCCTCGTAGAGCTTATCTAGGTGATCGTTCTTTGGAGCCTTGTTTGCGGCCTTGGCGCCGGCCTTGTACGTTTCTGGGAAATGGTCACTGAGCCAAAGGTTCGCTTCTCTCGATTTTCCGTTCAATCCCGCCTGATAGAGCTCTCCCTCGAGCAAATGGCGCATTTCAAGCAGGGTTTCCTTGTAGGCCTCATTGAAAATCAAGTCTTTTCGGAGGTGCCATTCGATTATTTTGAACGAGAAGCCCAAATCGTGTGCCGCTTTTGACTGATTACCATGGGTTTTCATCGCCTTAAGGAAGGCGGTTTTCTGCTTTGGGTTGAATTCGTTCTCCCCCTGTTTCTTTTCGAGGAAACCTGTGGCGGAATCGATTGAATACCCGAGCTTTTCAAGGTCTGCGTCAATCATTTTCCTCTCCCAGGAATTTTTTTAAAATTTTTCTACCGAATGTACGACTTTGTGCGGATAATGGTTGAGGGTCAATCTATTTTAGCCCCCCAGGTTGGGCAATTGGAGCGTTATATTGCGCAAAAAAGAATGCTTTTTCCTTGCTTGCCTTAACAAGGCAGTAGGTTTGATTGATTATCAACGGATTTACGGCATGCGTGTCGACAATTCGACGACGATTGAGGGTAAATCATGCGGAAATGTGAAGTGAACTACCGATTTGGAAGGAATTTTGGAAGGTTGTTTCCCCTGCTCCCCTACTTCTTGCCCCTACCCTTACACCTGCTCCCTACTCCGGGCCTAACTCACCCGCCAAGGCCCATCTCTCTACCATACGCCCGTATTCAACGGATTTATGAGGGCTATTTTTAATAATAATGAAAATAGTTTAAATAGCGCAATATAACGCATTTAAATATATGACTAATCGCCAATCCGCCTTATTCGTTTGGACACACTTCTCCCATTTCTTTCCTTAGCATATAGGTAAGGGCTAGCGTTCGTGACCGCCGGCGGTATCGGATAGGGCTATGATGGCGGCCTATTACCTAGGCCACCTATGATTGCTGCCGTGCTATGTTGTCGCCTTTCGGCGCATGCCAATTGTCGGAGTGGTCAAATGGGTGAAGACCAGGGAAGCCCCTTTCACACGGTGCAATTCCTCTTTCTGTTTAACGAGTGAATCGGTTAATTCTCGAAGAATGGACCGTCTCCCAGGTCCCCTCTCACCCATACGCCCTAAATCGACACTTTTATGAGGGTTATTTTCATGTATTTTACATTATTCAACAACTATTTTACATTAATTTGATTATCAAGCATTTGCACACGCTTGTTTTAGCAGATTTCTATTGATTTCTTTAGCACTAACAGTTATGCTAATCGTATAAGTGAATGTAGCAAGGGAGGATGTCATGAAAATCAAGCAATTTAATGTCGTGTTGATTACCTATCACCAAGACGGAACCCAAAGTCGGGCGGTAGTGGCCACTGTACAAGGGATCAGAAAAGCCAATGAAATTTGCAGGATCAACAATTCCAGATACGATAACGACTGCCTATATATAAGCGAAGAAATTAAGGGGACGCTAATATGAAAACCTT